CGTTCCTTGCGGAGATCCTCGAGATGTTTAGTCGGGAGCGCGGAAGTACTTCTGCCATCAACTTCCACAACTTGCGATTGTGCGTTCATGCTGAAGTGAACTTGCGCAGATTGCGGGAGTACCACGTTGACGACGGTAGAAACTTTCTCGCCAGAACCGGAGTATTCCGACGCTCGTCGCTTTGCAGAGTTAGCCATTGCGGCCATTCTCGCAAGATCCGTCGGGCGCGTGCATAACGGGAGGAATTGAATCACCTTATCTTGGATGATTTCCTCGATTTGATCCCACTTGTTATCTCGTCGGACGGCGCCTTCCGCATTGCCGGCGCGAAGGATCTGAACTTCCCTCTTAAATTCCTCATCCTCCATTAGTTGCGAAATATACGAAGGATCGCAACCTACGGCGGAGGCAACAACACTTCCATCCAGTCCCTGTCCCAGGAGTTTCTGGATTCGCGATTGTAATGTTTCTGCAACTGGAGGAGTTGAAAGTTCTTCCATAGTGGGGAGTATTTTCGCGCCGGCGGGAGAGTAAGCACAGAAAGGAATCTTCTCGATGTGGAACTACTAGACTACTGTGAACTTGATAAAAATTTTTTAGAAATATGTTGGAGGTCTCATAGGAAAAATCGCGTAGGAGCTTTGAAAAAGGTCCGGAGCCCCCTTCAATTTGCCGAAGGCAACTAATTACGGCGGAGTGAGTGCTCACTTACTTCTGCGGCTCAAAAAATCGGCACTGTCGGAGCTAACCAGCAGTGCCGAGGATGGAGAGGCGGGAGCTAGGACGCCTGGAACACTAGCGGTCAGCAGTGGAGTATTGCAGTGTGATCGGATCGAGCGCGAATTGAAATTCCATCGTTGCTCGTTCCTCGCTGCTGGTTGCGCTGCACATTGTATTCACTATCGCTTGTGCCGATTCCCGAGTGCATCCACGGATGGTCTGGATAGCGGCACGGTAGGAGATAGCACGATCCCGGCGGAGATCGTACTTAGTGACCCAATGGAATACCGTGAGCGTGCCGATTTCAGTTGCGGTAATCATGCTGGATAGACTCCTATTAGTTGTGCCATGGAATAGGTGTGGTGGAGGGAAGCAATACGTAGCGCCAGTCGCAATTGCTTTTCAGCAGTGCTGACGGTACGCACTGGGATGGATGCAATGGGAGGGATGGTATTAGCATCCCCCACAAGGGTAGGAACTATTGGCAGTGGCATTGCACCCGTATTCAATAGTTCCATGATCGGCTCAGAGAATGGAATCGAGAACGTTCTGCGTTTGCAGCGTCTTGCGGGAAATGCTGGTGATCCGCATTTGGACGCGCAATCCGGTTGTGGAATCGGTGTCTTCGATTTGCCAGAGGTTTCCGAGAATCTTGGCTGCCTTTTCAGGCGTAAGACCGTGATTCGGACCAGCCAGCTTAACGAATTGTTCGCCGAGTGCCTTTCCGATTTCCGCTCCATGGAGTTGCGTGACCTTGCGAATCGTGGCGGATTCGGAAAGCCAATTCTTGATTTCTTCGGAATTGAGGCGACCGGAAATCGCCGCTTGTTCCTGCTGCCATTGGAGCAGTGCAGAAAGAGTGAAATGCTCCATCGGCACTTGTGTCCGTTGCATTCCCGATTCTTCGCAAATAGTGGACAGGTAATTCTTTGCCAACTCTGCGAGTGAATCGAGAACATGGAGTTTCAGCAGCTTTCCTGCATCCTCGTTTCCGCGTACCGACATTTCCAAATCCTCGCTCCAAATGTTTGCAGGAAGAATGACGGCGCGATTGCGGTTATTCGGAGAAACCGTCTTTTCCTTTGAATCCTTCCAACGGGCGATGATTTGCAGTTGGTTGGATTCGAGCTTTTCAGCGGGCACGGAGGAAATGGTCAGAAGATTATTCGACATGATTCATCTTTCAAGGATTCAATTACCCGCATTGTTATTCCGCAGCGGGTTAAAAGCGGCAATTCAATTGTTAAAGAGCGGAGTTGACGAATTTCCAGCTAGGCGGTGAATTGCAATTACGGTCAATTCCATCCGGAATTACTTAGCACAGGATTTACCAAATGCCCGCATTGCACGCCAAAGAGCTTGGAACCGTCGCGCACGATCGCGCATGTAGGAGTTGCAAGTTGCATTCCAGTTTCCCTACCATTCGGCGCTCCCAGAATACCGCTTATCGCTCCGCAGGAATACGAAAGTAGTATTTTCCTGCTCATCCATTCTCAATTCTCGGAATCGGGAATTCTCAATTCTCGGAATCGGGAAACTTCTGCTCTTGTATACTTCCGTATTCATTTCTCCCGGTTTGTCAGTTTTGTAACTGGTCGCCGTTCTTCCAGGGATTATTCGTTATGTAGACAAGTTTCATTCGTCAGCAAGAGTTATGTAGAAAACTCACGGAAATAACTCGTAATCAATGATTCCTTCTCTGTGTAACCTGTGTACGTGTGTGTACGAATGTGTAGCTTGTGTAATGGTGTCCTTTTCCCCGGCTCCCTCACTTTCACCCCCTCTCACAATCCTATTGTTATTATCTCCTATTGTCATTCTCCCAGTTTGGTATTCTCCTCTCTTGGTATTATCTATGATATGTATGTTTAATTAAGAAAGAAAATTTTAGCTACCCCTATAATAGACCACATAAGCGATTTATAGTAGCAAGGACGGTAGTAACACAGAAAAAGGGAAAAGGGCAAGAATACGAGGACAGGAGGGGAGTGACACCATTACACTGGTTACACACATGGACACTAGTTACACATCAAAGGAATCATTGAACGGGAGATACTACTATCGAACATCTACCATCCGAATGGAGCGAAGCGAAGTTGGTCTCCTAAAATCTTCCCCAATATCATTCTCACTCTCGCGCCAACGAAACATGGAGCGAAGCGAAGTCTGTGGCAATCCTCCTCCCATTCACTCAATTCTCATAAATACCAGAATAACACCCCATTGACACATCGGAATGTCTTGAATCATAATGGAGAATTGTGGAAATAAAGATTGCAGTAATGGGGAATCAGAAACACACGCGCCCATGCCACACGGCACGCGATATGCGACAATTGGAGTTGGCGCCGGTGACGGTTCGCCAGTAGTACTTTCGTATTCAACTCAACGAAACGAGGAATCAACATGATCGGTAATCGCAAACTCTCGCAACTTCTCCCTATCGCACGTAAACACCTTATTTCTCTAGAACATCCCAGAGAAGTACAGGGAATGTACGATCAATTCACCTGTTATGCTGCGCGTGTCGCGTGGGAGAATCTAGAAATTACGCGGAAGGAATACGATGCACTTCGCGACGCAATCATGGAGGAATTGGCAGTTCAATCACAAAACTACGGTATGAGTTACTGTGGTTGCCTCATTAACTTGCTGACTTACAAACATCCAGAAGTCTTCAAGATGTTTCCTCATTCTCCCAAATACTTCCCGTATCGAGATGCTTGGCTTGATGAATTCCAAGCACGACTGGAAAAGCAAGAAAACGAACAGGAGTAAATAACAATGAAACGCTATCAAATCTCCTATTCCTTTGACGCCCGTCGCAAGCATTCCAAAATCTCCGGATTCTGTGATTCCCTTATGTCTGCGGTAGGAAACGCTGTACGCCACGTTGGACGTAGTGAATTCGATCCTCGAGAATACCATGCTGCGATTATCATTGACCGCCGCAGCGGAAAGATGATTCGCAAATATCACCGGAACGAGCACGGTTCCATTGTCTACACCAAACTGGATTAACCAAGATGAATCCCTGCAATCATGAAACTCCTCATGCCACTTGCAGTTCTTGCGCTAGTGAGCGCTTTCGCGCCGCGAAGAATAGCATTGACAATTACTGCCGGCAAATCAAGCATCTTCGCGCCATTGAATACATGACAATCGATGCATTTGTCCACAACTGCTATCAACTTGTTGCCGTCGGAAGATATCTAGAGCATACCGGCGAAAAAGAAGATCACTCCATCTTTGCTACGCGCAGGGCAATCGTCAAAGCGTACATCTGTACTAAGATTAAGGACTACATTGACGAGAAGTTGTAATCATTAACTCCCAAATAGGAATCAAAAGAGGAATCAACATGTCAGTGCTGGTCTATCGAATCGAAAACGAACACGGTCATGGAGCATACCGTATTCCTGTCGAATGGCGTAGTTTCAGCCAACCATACAGTGATACTCGCCATCCGGGACCGTCGGACGATCCACTACTGCGGCCATACTGGACACTAATGAGTGGACGCATGAAAGACCACTATTTCTTTGGCTTTGAGAGTATCGAACAGCTGAAGAATTGGTTCTTCGATCGTGAATGGCTGGAGGATCTCCACAACTCCGGCGCGAAACTTTCTATCTACCAAAGCAACGAGGATGACGTAATCTATGGAAGAACACAACTGATTTTCCTACGCGCCCGTGCGCTCCACATCTGCCGGCGGGAACTCATTTCCCTTTAATATTTGGAATCAACTACCACACCATTATCATGGCGACGAAACTACCAGACGATCCTATCAAGGAACTAGATGAACGAGAACGGGCGATAGCGCTACTCTCCTTCCTTCCTGAGACAAAACACCTGACACTCTATTGCAGCCGTACAGGTGTTCCTATTGCCGACATGAATCTAATTATGCAAGTCGGCAAAGTTCCATATCTCTCTCAATGGAAGGAAGCACAATCTTTCCACCCACTCTTTTCACTTCCACAATCGCAACTCCTTGCGTGGACGCGGAAGAACTGGAATCAACTATTCCGCAATACTGCCAGCGATCACATTACGGATGTTCAGAAGCAGCAATTCCAGATTGCTTTCATGGCGATCCTGCATTCCCTCGAATGCATCGATCAACAAGCTCCGGCACTTCCATCCTTCCAAACAGTTTGCGATAATCTCCAGCAACTGCTGGAACTGGCGTATTGGTACAACTACCTGGATAGCAAACGCTTTCGCTTCCCTACTCTCCGTATCAACAAACTAAATGCCAATCTTAATCTTCGAGACATAAGTGCATATCTTGAAGTATGTGAGAGCAAGAAACACGATTGGGAAACATCCAAGGAAGCGAAATTCGAGGATGCAAAACTCCTCGCCGCGCAGAAGGCGGAGAAAGCAGTTCGTTCCTCCCATGTACGGGCGATATCCAAGAAAGCACTCTGGAACTGGTTTCTTTCTTCCCTACTTGCGAGTAATAGTAAGAAGTACTCCCTTCCTGAATGGCAAGAATGGAAAGAGGATGCTGCGCGCCTGTGGTTTGCCAATGAGAATGGCCAGCTACAATTCTCCAGTGATGACGTTAATGATATTGAAAACGTCTTCCTCTCCGAATGCACCATCGGTACTGTAATCTCCCACGCTTTTGCTAGCGAACTGGAGAAAATCAGGAACCACATCGAGAATCATCGCAAGATTTTCGAAATTGATCTTTCCGAAGTTCGTCTTCCCAATGTACGAAGAACCAACTCCCTTGGAGAAGCAATTGAAACTCCTACCGACCCTATTGGAATTCCTCAAGATCCCGGCAAAGAGCCACAACTCTGTGATTACAACTCTCGCGCCAAATACATCCAAGCTCGCGCCCGTTGGGACATCCAATCCCGGCAATATCAAGCGTATCTTGCGAAGCAACAAGCAACTCCCGAAGACTCCCACGATTCCCCGGAAACTGGAGAATGACATGCCCATTCGCGACGGAAATAAAACTCCCATGGAACCGCCGGTTCCTCTTGACTGGATTCGTACTGAATTCAATGTTCCCGCTTCCATTCGGAAACAATGCGACCAGTTCTTTCTTCGCGTCTGGAAGGGTTCCTATGTTATGGAATGCATCCAAGATGGTATCTTCTATGGCCGCTTCGATGATTGGATCGTCCACTTCCAATCTACTCCGGAGGTTGTGAGGACTGCGAAACAAGTAGCTTGTTCCTTCCGGGAATACATGGGCAAGAAATATGTTGTTGTGAAAGTGTGGCACGCGCATACGAATGAAATGGTGGAATAACCCTTTTAACCAATGGGAGAGATGAATCATGGCAAACATTCGCGTTTACTACATCAATCGGACGTACGATCTCGATTCTTATATCCTTCGAGATGTAGCAAATCCTGAGGCGCTGAAATTCGAATTGCGAGTTCTCAGCAAGGTATCCTCAGTTGGGTCTCTTTTGGGATTCGGTCCTGCTAGTAACTTCAAAGCAACTGACGGATATGTCGGTAATCTTTGCACCTACCTCCTGGATCTTGCTGTCGAACTAATCCAAAATCCTCCGCGGCCCGAGTGGCATATCTGGATGTATGGACTCTTTCGTGCCGGCGAGGATTGGTACTGCACGTATTCTGGCAAACATTTAGTGGATGTGGAACATTTCCAGTTCTACTCCCTTGAACCCGATGTTGCTATCCCGTTGGAAGCTCCGAAAAAGAGTAAACTCCGCGCCGCACAATTTGAGTGCGATTGGGAAACTCTTTCTCCTACTGGCGAGCTTCTCAAGAACAAACCACTGGCGAGCGACATTCTCAAAATCACTGCCGATCTTTGCAAAGGAAACCTCGGAGCTTAATCATGACTGCAGCTGAATTTGAAATCCTCCGCTTGAAGCTCCAAATTGCAGAATTGCAAACGGCTATTCATCAAATCGGTAGCGCCAACGCACTCCGAATGATTCAAACTGTGCAACTGTTCGCTCGTTGCGTTGAACATATCAATGACAAGCAACTCCTGCATGATATCGGGAAATTCCTCGATACGCAACCTCTCTAATCACTATGGCCACTAACCCCAAGTATCTTGAAGCTCTCAAGATCCAAGCCGCAGCAGCAAAGTTACGGCTGGAAGAAACAATGGCTCGCGCCCGCGAAGCAAGGGAAGCTCAGAATCAACCGCTTCCCACAACCAATACAGATAACCTCAATGCTCTCGTCCGAGAACAGCAGCAGAAACTCCTGGATAACAAAACCAATGAGGTAGTAGTTCCCTCGTCGGAATCATTGAAGAAAGCATATCTCGCGTCCGCAATTGGCGCGATCCAGTGGAATCCGAAACAGTCGCAAGCGATCACGCTGGGTCAACAAGGACGTTCCTTTGTTCTCATCGGCGCGGCCGGTACTGGTAAAACTACCACTCTCAAGGGAGTTTTGCAGGCACTCACAATCTCGGAACTCATCGAGCCGCTGAAAAGTGGAACCAAGCATCTCAATACTGGCGCGCCGGGAATCGCCCTCGTTTCCTACACTCGGCGCGCAGTACGCCAGATTACCCGGCAGATGCCAAGCGAGTTAAAAGCTCATTGTCTCACCATCCATAAACTGCTGGAATTTGAGCCGGTTTTCTACGAGGTTCCCGATGCCGAAGGAAATCTTAAAAAGACGATGCGATTTGAACCAACAAAGCATCGCGGTAATCCTCTCCCGAGAGAGCTTAAACGAGTTATTGTCGATGAATCATCGATGGTATCAACTGAGCTGTTCGAGATGCTTCGCGCGGCACTACCTCCCGGCTGCCAATTCATCTTCCTCGGAGATTTGCACCAACTCCCACCGGTTTACGGTGAATCCGTTCTCGCCGCGAAACTGCAAGAATTGCCAGTCGTTGAACTCACTGATGTTTACCGGCAAGCTCTTGATTCGCCAATCATCAAGTTGGCTACTGATATCAAAGATGGTAAGGATATTCCCCTTACAGGAAAACAGCGATTTTCTTCTCCTGATGGAAAAAGCAATGTGGTAATCAATCCATGGCCAAAGGAATTGAGCAGTGAAGATGCCATGGATGCGGCGGCGCATCAAATTAAAAGCGTCATCAACGGTGGACATTTCAATGAGGAAGAAGATGTTATCCTCATGCCGCAACATTACATAAGGACTACTCGAAATGCATTTGGCGCCAGCGAGCTTAATCTCCATATTGCTAATACTCTCGGTATTCGACGTGGTGCTATTGTTCATCACGTCATTGCCGGGTATATCCATTGGTACCTCGCGGTTGGTGATCGTGTTCTTGTTGATAAGCAAGATTGTGTCATACGAGGTATTGATAGAAACCCCAAATACGTTGGGAAGCTCCCGCTGGAGCCTTCTGAGTCACTAGATCGTTGGGGTACTTATCAAGACGAAAAGGAACACCATCATGTGGAGGAAACTGATGAAGATATCGATGAGCTTCTCCAGAAGATGGCCGACCAAACTGTCGACGATAAAACCAATCAGGCTAGCCACGTACTTACTCTGGAGTCACTCGATAGCGGTGCGATTTGGAAAGTATCGGAGGTGGGTACATTTGGAAGTATGGTGTTTTCCTACGCTCTCACGGTCCACAAGTCGCAAGGTTCTGAATGGCGCAGGGTATTCCTGTTTCTGCATTCCTCTCACCACGCCATGTGTTCTCGTGAGTTGGTATATACAGCAGTGACACGCGCCCGTGAGGATCTTATCATTCTCTGCGAACCTGATAGGCAGGGAGGTAAGAAACCGGGAACACTAACAAAGGCGGCGCGGAATCCCCGTATTAAGGGTAACACGCTGGAGGAAAAACTGGAGTGGCTCAAGAAACGAGCACAAGAAAGAATCGGTAGCAAGACCGATGATGACGATGATGAGATAATTGGGAAGTAACATGAATGAGATAATTTCATTATGGCACCCCCCTTGACAGGCCACATGGTCTACGGCAAAGTGATACTTGGCGGCGCGTAGTCGTGCCGTCATAGTTTCTTCGAGTTTTCTCCCTCAAATCAACTCTCTTTGGAGTTTAGGTAAATTAAAATGGCCAAGATCCACACTGCTCAAATGATCGCTGCTTCTCTCGCCGCTGGTATGTTCCGCGAAGGCAATCCCGGCGAGAACGGCTCTTCTCCTGAAGAAATCAAGATTCCGGAAGGCATGAAGGCGCAAGTCTTCCACTTCCGCAAGGAAAAGATCAAGGATCCGGAAACCCAGAAGGAAATTGAAGTCTACAAGCATCCTTCCGTTACGATGCCGCTGCCGATGACGACGGTGGAACAAGTGAAGGATATCTTCAATGCTCCTACTACTGGCGACGGTAATCGCGGCGCGGAGCAGAAGTTCATTCTCGATCTGATTAGCGACGCTATCTACCTGCAAGCGCGCGAACAGATCAACGAGTTCCGGGAGTCGGATAAGTACAAGCCGAAGGAAGTCCTGATTACTCCCGACGTGCTGGATTATTCCAAGCTCACTGTCACGGCTCTCGCCAACATGCCTGCTTCGGAGCGCGGTTCCAAGGTTTCCGAAGAAGACATGGCTGCATTCCTGCAGGATTACGTGGCGATCATGCCTGCTGCTGCGAATCGCGATGCTACCAAGATCAAGGCACAAGCGGATATCCTGGAAAAGGGTCTTCGTACTGTCAAGACCGACAAGAAGGTTCTTGGCGTTATGCGCGATCTGCTGACTCTCTGGGCTGCGAATACCCAGAATCTGGAAGAACACCAGGAAGTCTACGACATGCTGACGAACCGCATTAACAAGTGGCTCGCCGCGGAACCGAAGAACGTGCTGGAAAGCATCATGTAATTTCGGGATTAGGGCCCCGAATACAAGCTCGGAAGTATTGTTCCCGCCAGTTGCAGTATTTCCGATTCTTGGGAGCCACCTTCGGGTGGCTTTTTTATTGAGAGTACCACAGTTTAGTTAATGTAGGAAGTTACCTACAGAACAATGGTTCCTACCCTGTGGTTGATGAGCTTGCAGAGAAAAACAAGTAATAAGAAAACCTGAATAGTACAATGATCGGATGGACGTCGTATGGTAGAGGAAGTTATCGACACAAAATGTGTCGGGACTGCGAGTGTCCGAGTCAGGATACTTGCGTACTTGGGGGAATTGAAGCCCGGAGAGTTCGTTAAAGTCAGGAAACTGATTAACGATCTCGATCTTCGTTTCACAACTGCGAAGAACGCTCTTTCCTCACTCGAAGAAGATTGGATAGTCGAGAAACGAATTGTAAACAATCGTGGGATTGTTGCGTCCTTCAGAATAATGCCGACGGCAGTAATGCCAAGGAAGATAAATGGAGTAGCAACTGTGAATCATCCTGATGGGGACTATGTCCCCTTTGTGCCGCCGGAATGGGAGTCCCAATATGGGAAACATCCGTACCATTCTTGATGCGGTAATTGAGAATGGAATAGACGGGCAGAAAGTAAGAGTTCCTCTCGCCGACAGAAATGAATTTGAGACAATCCGAACGCGACTCGTTAAACTCTGGTCGCAACACAAACAGACATTCGCGGACATTGGATTTGCTGATAGCGATCCACTGTTCGCGTTTTCGTTGTGCGCGGATTTCTCGCCGGAGGAAAGTTGCGGGTACTTTTTCCTCGGAAAGACACGCCGGCGAATGGCGAAAAGCTACACATTCTCAATCATTGGGAATGGCAACGACGGGGAATCATCATGAGTAGCGGAACCTATCAAGATATCTGGGACGCGCTCAAGAAGAATACCAAGAAAGAGATTGTAGTTCGCTGCAATCCTGAGCACATGGAGACGCTGATTCAAGCGGTCAAGAAAATCAAGAGCACCGAGAATGCTGCTAGAAAGCGTCTAGATGATCCGTCGCTACCTCATTGGGGTAGGCTTAAGGTTGCTGTAGACAAGCGGCAGGGAACTGTGAAGTTCTCTCTCACGTATTCGCTAGGAGATCTATTGTGAGATTCTGGACAATCGAATTTGTGTACATGGATACACAGGGTAAGCAAGCTCTCTCGCCATTTATCTGTGGCAAGATTGAAGGCATCGCCGCGCCGGACAAACAGAAAGCTGTATTGGTTCTGGGTAACATCATTCAGCAACCCATCAAGGTTACCAACATTTCAGAACTTGGAGGTTCTCTGTGATTGATAAGAAAGATTCCTCGCCCATCGCGAATCTGGATACTAAGGAACATGTTTCCGTCTCCGTTTACATGCACAGCGAGGAACAAATTGCACTGGTTAAAGAACTGTACGATCACTGGCGAGAAGATCCCATTACTCAAGTCGGTAAGCTGGTGGATCGCAGTCTGTGGTATTACAGTGGGTTGCTTACTTATGATCCTGCGGCTTTCGTAGAGGTCATGAGTCTGGAACTCAATATGCCGCACTTGGTATTTGATAGCGGCCGAGAGGCGGAGATTTGCTTCGAGATTCTTAATGAACTTCGCGCCCGTCGTGGCGCACTTCCTTTTGCAAAGGGGTAATTATGACACTCGATGAAGCGATCGAGAAACTCCAGAAGATCCGGCAGGAAACGGGAGTAGGAGATATTCTCGTATACGCGGAAGCTGGTTTTGATCTGGTGGACTTCGTTCTTTTCGCTGACGAAGCTGGTGCCTATGTTGAATGCATCGTGAAGAATCATGAATCTAACGCCTGAACAACTCGCCAAGATCAACGATCCCAATCATCCTATTCTCGTTGTCATCGATCGGATGACGAAGATCGAGGAGAAGATGAAGACTAACGATCCTGAGATTTCAACGCATCTCAAGGAGATCTGGAAACACATGCAGCAATACGAGGAACTGGCGCACTTGTTGACTCCTCAGCAAATCGGCGTTCTCATGGCTGCAATGCAAAAGCATGTGGGCGTGCAACTGGTAAGCGATGAAGCTGGGAAGAAGACGAAAAGCAAGAGCAAGAAAGTCTCAGTAAACGACTTGATTTAACCTTTCTGGTAGGACGTTGGAGGTAGGTATGCCGCGATTTCATGTGATTGCGTTCGACAAAAACGACGAACAAACTTGCAATTACATCACTAAAGAACAAAAAGGTAGTGATGCAATTTGTAAACTTCCGTGGTTTCAGCAAATCTATAAAGACGAATGGGTGCAGAAAAACATCTGGGCACCGGATACTGATTCCACAATCAGTAATTGCCATCAACTTCTTGGCTGGGTGGTGATATGCGTCAACTTGGACGAAGCGATTATGAACGCCTTGAACGGTGGCGATTCGAGTGCTTGCTTACCGACGCAACAGAACTAGGAGCTAAGAATGCACTACATACTTTTGAGTCTTTGCTCCCTATTTTTGGTGGGACTTTTGATACTGCTCCTAGCAGTTGGTACTCTGGCGCTCAACGAGGTATTCAACAACAGATTCCAGCATTTTGCTACCTTTGCAAACGACCGGCTTGTTCCTTTGTCCCTTTTTGTAATGCTTGTCAGCCTCGTTTGCTTCGCGATTGCTGGCCTAGTAGTGCTTATTGGTGGAGGTATCAATGCGCTCTGAAGATATCCTTGATCTCCTTGACTCCGCAGGAGATACTGGGAAGTCCTCAGGAGACGGGATCACTAGCAGAATTCCTCTACCAGGACTTTCACCTGAGGATATCCAATCCCTCAAACTACAGGGAAATCCTGTTGCAGCGCTTGCAATCGAAACAACAGATAAGGCATACGTAAACCTTCATAGGTACCAGAATGTCACAAGCAACTCGATCCTTTCTTCCTTGCATGCTTGCCCTCGCAGGTTCATTCAGGAGAAGATTCAAGCTGCTGATCGCAATGCTTCTGGTGTGGACCGTACTCCTAATATCGACTTCGTGTTTGGCCACTCTGTGGGTGCTGGAATCGCATCCTACTTGGCTTTCGACCGGAATCTGGACTATGGTCTGTACGCTGCGTTTCTGAGTTGGTATGGTAGCTGGGAACTCGGGCGCGAAGATTACAATGAACGAAAGAAAAAGAACATCGAGCGCGCCGCAATGGCGGTGATTAAGTTCCATCACTATTGGGGGGCGACACACGATGAGTGGGAAATTTATCGACTTGCCGATGGACGACCTGCGGTGGAAGTTTCGTTCTGTGTCGATTTCGGAAAATACAAATATTTCGGTCACATCGACTTGGTACTGCGGAACAAGAGAACAGGCCGAATCGCTATTGGCGAGAATAAGACAACCGGATACGTTAATCCGCATCCAGCCGTCTACCAAAACAGCGGACAAGCCATTGGCTATGCGGTTGTACTCGATAGGATTGTCGGGGAACTCGCTGATTATGACGTTCTTTATTACGCCTACTCTGCCTCCGGGGAGGAGTGGCATCATTTCCCTTTTGCGAAAACTGCAGCAATGAAGCTGGAGTGGGTACAAGATAGGTTGATTGACCATGGCCACGTTGAGCAATACTTCAAACTCCAGCACTTCCCGAAAAACGGAGCATCCTGTTTTCAATTCAACCGTCCGTGCCCATTCTTCGGAGACTGCGATCTACTGGATCGGCAGCGGCTGGAAAATCTGGCAGTTCTGGATGACGTTAGCGGGGATTACCCTGTCGACTTTTACGTGAACGTTCAGGATGTTATTCAACAGCAAGCAATGAAAGGACTGGCATAATGCACCAAGGTGATTACGCAGGTGAAGTAATCATGTACATCGAGGAAGTTGCAAACATGTTGTTGAATGCAGCTCAAGATGTTTCAACCAACGTTGTGACAATCAAGATCGTCAGCAACGATAAGGTGATTGCTGCCGTGAACTATGATATGCGAACGTCGAAGTACCATGCAGTTTCTACTTCGCAAATAACTCATTGGGTTGGCATGCCTTCTACCTTCAAGATTAAAGGAGATCCGCAATGAAACTTACAACTTACAAGCCCCATGCGGCTCGCCACGTCATGGTCTACGGGCCTCCAAAAGTGGGGAAAACTGTAGCCATTCTGAAACTCGCAATGGCTGGTTATCGCCTGTGGTATTGCGATGGTGAAGATAGTATCAAGAGTGCGTGGGCGGTGGATGAAAAGGGCCAGCGGATTATTCCCGACGAAGCACTGGATAATGTAGAACTTATCCGCCTTCCTGATACCATGACGTACCCCATCATGGGGGAAACGATCCTCAAGATTATCAAAGGCGGACCTTGCAACATCTGCCACAATCACGGGAAGATCGATTGCCCGATTTGCAAGAAGATTAGTGATGCCAGTTGGACGCTGGTGGATGTAAATACCTTCACGCCCAAGGATATCCTGGTCATTGATTCCGTGACGCAGCTGGGAAATTCCTTCATCTTCCATATCAAGAAAGCAGATATCGCCAAGAACATCATGGCGGATGATTTGAAACTTGATTGGGATGAATGGGCGAAGCAAGGTTTCCTGCTGGATCGTGTATTCTCGCAGGTGCAAAATGCTCCCTTCAACGTCATCGTTGCAAGTCACGAGGAGATGACGAAGATGAAAGATAACTCCCAGAGTATCGTTCCTAAGATGGGGACGCGGAATTTCTCCGCCAACTCCGCGAAGTACTTCGATGATGTTGTTTACTTGGATAAAGTGAATAACAAGTTGAAGATGTTTTCCTCGCCCACGTACAAGGATTCCGTTATCACGGGGAGTCGGAGTGGAAAGATGGTAGAGAAAGATGGGAGCAAAGGCCTTATTGAACTCTTTGAATGAGCGCCACTGGAGTACTGGTGGACCTAGTTACCAACGACCAAGTGTAGAGAAAGGATTTAGAGTATGGAACAAGAGGCAGGAACGTCCCCGGTTTTCAGCCGGCTTGAGGATCTCGTGGCAGCAAGTCAACAAAGTAAACTTGCAAAAAGAGAATCCGCGCTAGATCGCCAAGTTGCTGGCGAACACTACAAGAATCTTCCGATTCAACCTGTGGAATTTATCCACGCGAACAACATTCCATTCTGCGAAGCGACGGCGATCAAATATCTTGTTCGTTGGCGCAGCAAAAATGGCATTGAAGATTTGGAGAAGGCAAAGCATTACATTGATTTGCTCATCCAAATGGAGAACCGCAAGGTCTCCGCTCCGCGCTAGTATCTACGAATCCTCGTATCTAGCATCTCGTAACCTAGTAACTCGTATCTAGTAACCTCGTATCCGAAAGACTGAAATGGCCAATCAAACCCAATCCAATTCCGACGACCTGTTCAACCTGCTGGACAAAGACCTCGATGATATCGCGGATCTTCCCAGTTTCAAGGTTCCCGACACTGGTGTTTACAAGCTGACGCTGGGCATGGAGTTGAAGCCTATCAACGAAAAGCCGGCGGTTGTGGCGAAGTTCACTGTTCGCGAAGTTGTGGAACTGGCGGATTCTTCGATTGAAGAAAGCGCTCGTGCGAAGGCAGGTGACAAGTTCGATGTTCCTCACATCCTGAAGGATAAGGATGGTAAGGATTCTGAGATCGCTTGGGGCAAGTTGAAGGAACTCTGCTCGCCGCTGGCCGAGTGGGCCGGTAATACCAATCTGAAGGCTATCATCAAGAAGCTGACGGAAGAAACGGTAGATATTACCTGCAAGGTGAAGCGCGTGCAGCGTAAGGGTACCGAAGCCGATCCGGTTTTCGATGCTCGGATTGATAACGTGACGGTGGATTAATAGTCTCACCGTTCTCGTTGTAATTGCCGGATGGGTCAAAAGCCTGTCCGGCTTTTCCTTTTTATGAAAGGAGGACAATTATGTCCGTGCATGAAGAAGATCTAGATTCTAAGCCTCTCGCATTTGGTAAGTTCAAAGGTCGCACTCCTGAACAAATCTCGGAAATGCCGCCGAGGGACGCGCAGTATCTCGTCTGGGCTTACGAGAATGTGGGAAACAGTGACGTTTGCAGCGATGCGCTGTATAGAGAATTGGGAGGTAAGAACTCTCGCGCCCCCGTGGATAAGAGCAAGCGGGATTACCGTACTTGGAAACCGGAGGAGCAAGGTACTCTTGATTTTCCGGAACCGACTCAGAATCGTGCGATTGATATCGACGATCTTGGTTTCCCGGAAGACGACGTTCCCTTCTAGTAACTACCTACGCCATGCGCATTTTCCTATCCGCCTCGTATGAAGATGCTAAGAACGACGGAGATTATCTTCGCCAGTTCGGAAGCATTTGTCGAGGCTCCAATGTTGAAGCGGTGAAGTTCAAGACGGACACACCGTCGATGTATGCCGAGATTGTCCAATGGTGCAAGATGTACCAAGCGGACGCGATGGTTATTACCAACCAAGTCACCTTGGAATTTGTACTCAAGAACCAAGTTGACTTCCGGCAACCGGATACCAGAAAGGGGATCACGTTAAATGATTACCAAGGTTCTTATCTGGACGTGCGTATTGACGATAATCGCACTATACCTGCTGTTGTCCTCAACCCCCTTGAGCATTTCCGTACTGTTCCATACGGTAAGTTCTTGGCTGAGAAGTTCCTGTCAAAAATACTCGCGCCGGAGAAGTGGCTCCCGGACATCCCCTTTAAGTGGAAAGTTGTAGATGATTACGAAAGCGGACGGGCAGTTGCTGATAGACTTGCGAGAGCGCGACTCATTGGAGTCGATATTGAAACTCCGACGATCGGTGAATGGTCAGAAGCACGTGGTATTAACTGTGTCGGGTACGCCGGATTCTTTGCAGATACTGGTACCATTGAGTGCTTTGTGTTTCCGTTTTCCGAATGGGCGTACTCTCTCATTCAGTCAATTAACGACAATCCAGTACCCAAGGTAACTCAACGAGGTATCTATGACAACGCTTACTTCCTGCGCTGGGGTATTCCTCTGCGCGCTTGGTACTGGGACACTTATAACTTCTTCCATTCTTGGCTGGCAGAACTGCCAAAGAACCTTGCGTTGGTTTCCGCGTTCAATGTCAGAAAAATTCGGTACTGGAAAGACGATGGAAAATCCGGAGGACTTGAGGATTACTACCGATATAACGCTCAAGACTGTTGGGGCACTGTGTGCAGCCTTCTTGGTATTCTCCACAGCTGTCCCGATTGGGCTGTTACTAATTATGTGGAGCATGAATTCCCGGTAGTATTTCCGGCGATCCATTGTGAAATGGAAGGTTGGAAGGTGGATACAGAAAGATTCCACCAAGTGTTTGCGGAGAAGATGCAGGAGAAGGAGGAGGAACTAATTGAAATTCAGACGATGCTGGGTGGCCCGTGCGATCCGTTGCCGATAAAGAAAGATAAACACGGGAAGCACAAGATCCAGTATTTCAATCCCAACTCGCCGGCTCAGGTCCTGACGGTGTTCAAGTGCTTTAAACTTGACCATCTTGGAAGTACCGATAAGGCGGCAGTTCTGAAAGCTCGCGCCGCACATCCCCTCGCGGATCGTGTTATTGGCGCCATCGCAGATTGGAAAAGCAATGCAAAGATCATCAGCAACTATCTCCAAGAGTACAAACTCTGGAATGGACGACTGTACTACAGCCTCGATCCTGGAGGTACAGATACCGGAAGACTTGCTTGTAAAGCTTCCAACTATTGGTGTGGTTTCCAGATTCAAAACGTTCCACGTGATGACTCTATCAAACAATGTCTCATTGCTGATGATGGGTGGCTTCTGGGAGAAGGAGATTACGCGCAATCCGAAGCACGTTGCGTTGGGTACTTGTCTGGCGAGACTAGACTTATCAACCTTGTTGAAGGCCCACATGATTACCACTCGTGGAACGCTTCCGCCTTTTTCGGAGTTCCTTACGAGTGCATCTATGATGACTCACTTCACAAGACTCTTGACAAGGCACTTCGTGATCTGTCAAAGAGAACAAATCATGGAGCTAACTACAACATGGGGGAGGGAGTTATGCTCGACACGATGGGACCAAAGCGCGTCGCGGAAGCTAAGCGATTACTTAAGCTCCCCGTTGTCATGCCATTGAAGAAGGTTTGTAGATTCCTGTTAGATCGGTACAATGAAACATATCCAAAAGTCAAGGGAGACTTCTACACCCACGTTGTTACTACCATCCGGGCTTCAGGACTCCATATCTCGGCGCTTGGCTGGACTCGAAAATTCTTTGGTAAGCCTTGGGATAATAAACCGGATCTTAACTCCGCAGTCGCTCATCCGCCGCAAAACCTTTCCGTGGGAATCATCAATAAATGCTTCTACCGGCTATGGCACGATCAGGTCTACGGTGATCTACGAGGTATTTTCCGTATCAAGGCTCAAATTCACGATAGCATTCCTTATCAATATCGAGCCGACCACCCTGAAGTTCCAGGCATTGTGCAAGAAAGAATGCGATTCCCGGTTAATATCGCTGACTGCGATGGAGTTGTGAGAACAATGTTGATCCCGCCGGATATGGCAGCAGGGAAGAAAAGGTGGAGCGAGTTGAAATGATTGACGGTAGTAATAACAACCCATTTGAATCGTTGGTGGAAAGTCCTGCGAAGAAGCTGCGCGCCGGGAAAGCTGGCGAGCGGGATTCTAAAGGACGATATATTGCTGGCCCCGCGCCGGAAACGAGAGGCAAGCGACTTGCTACTCTTACCAGCCGCCAGAAAGGCCAGCCGCAAACTCCCTACATGAATCTCTCCGGGAGAATCAACTGGCTAGTTCGCATGTTGTCGCAACTTACTGTCGCTGCCTACATTGCAGAACTGCGTCGCCATCCGGCGCGAGAGGAAATTGCCAAGCGGGATCTTCTGCAGTTGGAGAAACTGGAAACACGGGCGTTGGCAATCGCACAAGCTGCAACGGAGCTGGCCGCGGAGATTGCCCAGTTCAATCGTTCAAAGAACAAACGTAAACTATAAGATTCCCAACCTCCAATTTTTAGGAGCAACCTGTGAGTTCACAGGACGATCTGTTCAGTCTGTATTTCGACCTACGACGAAACACTGAACCGCCAATAATCTTTCATCGTTGGAGTTTCGTAACATGTCTATCTGCTTATTTAGGCCGGAGGTACTGGATGCCCTTTGGCGAGCAACGAATCTTCCCGAATTTCTACACGATGTTGATTGGCCACCCGGGCGCGCGGAAATCAACTGCCATAAAATTGGCGAAGAAACTATTTTCGGCTGCCGGGTACAGTACTTTTGCCGCCGAGAAAACAAGCAAAGAGAAATTTTTGTTAGACTTAGAGGGTTTGACGGAGGACGATTTGAAGTCCTCTCAACCTACGTATCGTAAGGGCGGGAAATTCAAGAAAGAGGGACTTACGAGCGACGAGATTACTGAAGCCCTCTTTGGAAAAGAAAAAGAAAACGTTCCTAAGGAACCAAAGGAGGTATATGTTGTCGCCGACGAATTCAATGAGTTTGTTGGAAGTGGGAACTTGGAGTTTCTATCACTCCTTGGAATGCTGTGGGACTGGGATGACGACCAGATTGATTACCAGTTCCGGCTTAAGAACTCCAAGTCCGTGTCCATTTACCAACCTACTATTACTATCCTCTCCGGAAATACTCACGCAGGATTCGTTGAGGCATTTCCGCCACAAGCTATTGGTCAAGGCTTCCTATCCCGGCTTATCCTTGTTTACGGCGAGCCGAGTGGTAAGAAGATTACGTTTCCTAGCGCAGTGGAAGAAGAACTCAAGACTGAAATCCTCACTCGTCTTGCTAGAATCAAAGCTGAAGTCATTGGCCCGGCGGTAATTGACAAGGATGCGAGACACGCGCTGGATTTTATTTACCGGACATGGAAGGATCTAGAAGATGGGCGATTTAAACATTATAGCAACCGACGGCTCACCCATTTGTTTAAGCTCTGCCTTGTTATCAGCGCTTCACGAATTTCTACCACAATTACCGAGCAGGATGTTGTGCTTGCAAATTCGCTGCTCACTTGGACAGAACATGATATGCCTAAAGCACTTGGAGAGTTCGGAAAGTCCAAAGATGCTGATGTGGCTGGAAAAATCATGCAGGCACTTTACGATAATGCAGCAGCCGGACGGCCGATGGGTGCTACGGAAATCATGAAGATCGTGAAGAACGATATTGACAGAGCAAGTCAACTTCACGAGATCATGATGAAACTGGTAAACGCGGAACAAGTGCAAGCGGTTCCGGGAAAGGGGTGGCTACCGAAAGTACGGGTAATCAACAGCAAGCAACTGTATGTCAACTTTGAACTGCTGGAGGAGTATAAGATGAAGATGGGCCTCGCGCCCGACTCGAACAACCGTAATATCCGCCGCATCATGTAAGTCCCAGGAAAGAGAAAACCATGTATCCTCAATTCGGAAAAGACATTCACGAGATGAATCAACGGTATCAACTGGCGAACATCAAGTCGCTAGAAGATATCATCAAGCGGCTGCCGCAATTCAAAGATATCCTTGACAAAGAGTTCACGGAACTCCTGGATATCGAAGGGCAGCTGGAGCGGGATCTGGAGAACACGAATAAGTCGCAAGCAGAAACGTACACCGATGCTATTGTTAGCATGGCCGATCTGCTTGGAGATATCATCGTCTACTGTGCTAGTGAGGCGATGCGCTGGGGGCTGCCGATGGATGGCATCCTTATGATTATCATGGCGAGCAACACCAGTAAGCTCGGCGCGGATGGTAAACCTATCATTGATCCTCTGAATGGGAAATTCGAGAAAGGTCCGCACTACTGGAAACCGGAACCGCTGATTAAGTACTTCCTTACCAATGGTCCGCAAGCGCAGATTCGATTCAATCGTAACGAAAGTGGGGTGGTTACGTATGAACTGACGATGGAGAATCCGTCGCCGATGAATGATTTTCAACAACCGCAACAGCAGCAACAACCGGAACAAGGAGATTAAACATGGCACTCTCTCAACATAAAGCCACCATTGGTCGCAAGCTGTGGCTGTGGAGTAACTACCACAATAACGCGGAAGATATCCAGCAGCCGTTCGATGCTACTGTTATCTTCCTGCATCCCGATGGCGATGTAAAGGTGCAGTACACAAATCATTGGGGCACTACTTCGACGTTGTCGAAAGTGCAAGTCCACGATCCGGAGCACGACGATTGCCACGGCAAACGGCCGGATTACTACGCAACATGGATGCCGTACCAGAAACAACAGATGGATTCACAGAATTCTGGTCAGGTCTATAACGTGCAGGCATAAAATTGGGGGCTTCGCGCCCCTTTTTTTATTGCTGCTGTTCTGACGCTGGAGCCGTTGGACTTCTGTAATCATCCAACGTCGTGCCTCCCATAATCTCCGTCAATCGCTGCGCGTACTGATTGTTGTGCCAGTTCTTCAACTGATTCACGACACTCATATTTGCATCACGACTCCATCGTTGCAGCGCAGATGAGTAGTTCTGAAGGTTACCGCCAGCACTGGCGTATTGCTTCATAAACTGCTGCATTTCTTCATCCGTCGGCATCTGGTTCTTCCGCAACCTCGTTTTCACCGCCGCGCCAAGTTCATTGAGCCGTTCTTGATCTGCTGCTTTGTACGCTTGTTGGCGATACATTGCATTCATGGCAATTGCTTCGTCCATAGGTTTCGCGCCCATGATACGAGTAGCTGCCGTCACAAGATCAAACTCATTACTAGCGGAAATCAGCGAGCCCTTGGAGGTTGTCGTGTATTGAGAAGCGAGTTGCGCCAATCCTGCCAGCGGGCGCGATACGCCATTGTGCTCCAATCCTTCGAGTAACGAAGCGCCCAAAGCGCCGCCATTGGCGATTTTACTGCCAACATCCACAAGGTTCGACACCATGCGGCGAGTAACTTCGACTGCAGGAATGTCAAGAGGAGAAACAGGCAGGACAGAGATATGACGTGGATTGATATCTCCACGAGTGTAGAGGGCTGGAGACTTATCCCCGAAGATCGGTAGTGCACTAGCAGTGCCATAAAGTAACCAATCACCAAGTTCCTTACCAGCCAGCTGGGTGACATAAGAATAAACGTCACGATGACCATCGTTAATGCTAGCATTCCCAATAAGATGGGTGTTGACAGCATCGAAGAAAGGAAGTCCGTTAAATCCATAGATTGCTCCTTGCAGTCCACCCATAGTTAAAAGGGCACGGGTATCCCTATTTTCTATGTGGCGCGTCAGCTGCTGCATCACGTTGAACACATACGTCTGGAACAACGAGATAGCACTTCCAACTGTCCCTTGGAACAAGATTGGCCTTTGCGAGCTGATATAGTTCCCGTTGACGCGATTTACGAATACACTCCGGTACGCCGCGGCTTCCTGCGAGGTCATGAGTTTCGCTGCTACCAAAGGTGCAGTCATTTGGTCCATGACATTCGCAGATACGGCGCGAGTGAAATCCTCCGCCCAATTGTTCCCCGTCCATTTGGAACCTTTCTCGATCCAACCATCAATCTTCTTACTCCACTCACGCGGAGCAATAGCTGGTTTGATTGCAAGATCGTCCATCATTTCATGGAACTGCGCCATGATGGACTTAACTTCCCCGGTGCGACGATATCCTTCGATAACATCTTTACCGCCGGGCCCAACGACGTTCTTAATTGCGTTAGCGATAACCTTGGTGTACGACGGAGCTTGGATGACGGTGCCATCCGGGCGCGTAAGTTTATTATTCAGTAGATCCGAAAGCGCGCCAATAGCGGACGGATCCTTGCTGGCCAACGACCGGATTGATGCTAACTCCGTCCCAAGCATTATAGGCATCGAGATGGTGTTTACAATCGAGTTGGCAAAATCTAAACGCAGTCCTGCAGTAGCAAGGAACATGTTTAGCTTGCTCACTGCTTCGCGAATGATGTTCCGATCCGCCGGACGATTCGCGATGTTGTACACCGTCGCTACGTTGTCCGCGTTGTAGACTCCGCCGATTCCGTACTTCGTCGCCAATCTCTCTGCTTCTTCCCATGATACAATTCCCTTCTTGGCGTTGTCAAGGTTAGCAACAAATGCGCGATACGCACTCGTGCCGAGAGTATCCACAAACTCGTTCAGTTGGTGAATAAGAGGAAAAGAGGAACGCTTACTAATATCAAGAGCAGTAAGCACGTAGTCGTTAAAAGGATTAATAGCGGATCGATCTTGGTACTTAAAGAGGCCAGACGCTTGGGAGCGAGCAACTTCCGTATACTGCTTCCCCATCTCCTTAAGTTCCGTGATAAGCTGCGCATACTTCGTCTCCACGGTGTGGCGTACCAGCGCAGAATCCGCATGTTGGGAGTAGCGGATGAAATCTTCCATCACGTTTTGTGGACGCGTTTCGTAGAAGAAATCACCGAGTTTACCTTCGCGCCGGAGATTGCTATCCACTCGCGGCTCATTGAAAGTAAGCTGTGCGTCGTATTCATTCTTGACGCGATAGAATTCTTCCGTCTCACCCTTCGTGAATACGTCGTACTTCTCCCGATCGACGCCATTGATAAGTTTCGACAACTGCTCCGGATCTTTAGCAGTAATCATCCCGACGTCACTACCGCCGGCAACGTGCCCTTGCTTGATCTTGACGAAAGCAAAATGGGGATAAAGGGTCGTGTCGATAGGCGGCGCGTAGATTACATCCGGATCCCAGCCAAGTACGCCACCACGACTATTGAGAATTACTGCCCGCTTGCTAATCCTATCCGCGTTGATATCAGTCCACGTGTGCAGGAACTCGAGAACATCCTTGTTCTCAACTTGGAAGATAGCTTGTGGCGGTTTGCCATTTACCATCTTATCTGCATTGGTCTTAGTCCATTCTTCCAGTTTCTCAGGACTAACGACCCTCATGCCATCCGCGCCGGTAATGGTAGCATCCCGTACTACCATCTTCTCCACGCCATCTTTGTCAAACGCTAGGACGTACTTGAAGGGAGTACGACGAAGCATGGAAGTAATGATTCCAAGCTCCGCGCCGGCCTTCGGATTGTCCTTCATCTTGTTGATGTACGGCTGCAGCTTCTCCATGTTAACATCGGAGAACTTCTTGATAAGTTGATGCGTCAACCCACCAGTGTACTGCGCCCACAGCTTGAGTTTATCTCCATAGTTGGCGTTACTGCTGGAGAGGATACCCGCGCCGATACCAAGTTCGTTGGCCATGCGGGAAGTCAGATCCTTGGGATCAATGAACTTCGCAGCATCCTCGCTACCAAATACTGCAGTGGTTGCATTATTCCGAGCTTCTTGACTGAGAGCAACTCGTTGGAAGAAACCGAGGTCGCCCGTCACGAAGGTATCAACGTACTTCGCACCTTTCGTAGTTGCCGCTTTCTCGGTGGCCGCGAGCGTATCTGCATCCACAATTCCAAGATCCACCAACTTCCTGGGACTGGCGTACGTCACCAAGAAGTTCTCCCGCCGGAAGTTAGCTTCCATCGGTTTGCTCATTCCCTCAATGAGCATATCCTCGCTAGTACGCTGGAAGCCATTCATCAGCGCGCGCTCGATGTATTCCTCCGGCGCGTTAACTACATATGCAACTTCCCGAGGATCGACCATCTTCCCTTGGTCGTTCATCATTTCCTCAATCTTATTAAGTTTCGATTGAGAAAGTACTCGGTCTAGATCCACATTGGCAGCTTGCGAGATTCCGCCTTCGGAGTCTTGCAGTTTGACGCCGGCGCGCTGTAGTTCTTCCTTAGAGAAATTCCGTAGTCGCTCGAGACTAGAGATGTCACTAGTATCCACGACGCGATTGGTAAAATAGTCCAAGCTGCGAGTAGCAGCCCAAGCATGACGCGCCGTCGCAGTTCTCGCGTCCGAGGGAAACTCCTCGCCGGCAAGTTTGATAAATCTCTTTCCATCACTAACTCCATTGTCCAGAATCATACCCTTGTCAGTGGCTTTCGCGCCGGCGGGAAGCATATCCGCCCACGTAGCAACTGTGGTATCACTTACTCCCTGAGTACGAGTGTTGAGAAAACGGGTGGGAATTAGATTGGGATCTCGAGTTTGTTGGAAAATTCCTGACTTGGGGTTGATACGAAGTTTGCCGCCGATTACTGCCATGTCATTACCGGCCGCCCACGCTTCCTCGAAAGTCTTGGCGGACATGGTAAATTTCATATTGGCAACATCGCCAATTACTTCATACGGTTTCGCCGTTGCATTTTTCTCAAAGGGCTTACGGTCACGAGCAGCGGACAGGAAGTCTTCAATAGTAGCATTCTCAGGCAGGTTCTTAAGATCCACTTCGTGGTTGATGTAGAACAGATCGTCCCGCTGGAAGTTGAGTTCGGCGCGTCGCTCATTGAGTCCTCGCAGACTTTTCATTCCAAGGAGATAATCGCCTGCAGCTTTCTTAATTTCCGCCGGCGCGTGTCCTTCCGCAATTCCCTGCTTCACGATATCCAGCGCCAGTTGTGCAGCCGCCGGACCAGTATCGGGACCGAACTTCTGCAGGGTTTTCTGCAGATCGTTGTAGCCCTTCATCGTCGTGGAATCGAGGGTTTTAGAAAGATAACCTTCCAGATCCAACGCTTGCTTGGTTTTATTAAACGGATTGAGAACGTGGACGAAACGATCATCGAAAATCGTTTCCTTGGGAAGATTCATTAGCGAATCAACTAGTCCGTAGGCTTCATCGCCAATACCGAGGCCGATATCATTGTAGTTGGCGAGAGCGTCGAATTTCCGCTGCTTATTGCCGATGATTTCTACGGCATTCTTGAAGACTTTCCTGGTGGCAATTGCATCAATTGCGCCGCCGAAACCGCCTCCAACTACCATCCCGAAACCGATATCGCTAAGCATCTCGAGGCCACCCTTGTCGGCGAGTAGCGGAGATTGCTTCATCGTCAATGCGACAGCAGTTTCAAATGCGCCAGCTTGGAGTGCTTGATCTGCAAATCCCCAGGACATTGCAGCAAGTTTGTTGGCATTGATGTACGCGAAAGCGGAACCACCTTCGCGGGCCATTTCTTCGAGGCCTGCAGCAAGTGCAGCATCTCGTTTGGCATTCGCAAAGTTAAGAGTTCCGGTGACTGCGCGCCCGATAGCGCCAGTGGCGCGAGCTGCTTGTGCAGCTTTCAGTCCCTTGATTGCCAGCGTTCCAGGGATGAAGGAACTAGCAACGAAACCGGCGGTATCTACGAGTTGCTGGTGTTCTTTGTAGTAGTTGTACCAGTTTTGGTCGTAGTTCTCGAGGACACGCGACGTATCAATTTGATCGGCATCAACTCCAAGCTTACTGCCGTAATCAACGAAAGTGTTATAAATTCCAGCAAGCCCAGACAAAACAGCCGAGCCAGTGAACATGACGGTGTTATCAAAGAAGGACCCTCCACCAGCTTGCTGGTTAGCAGTATCGGCGCCAAGAAGTGCAAGATCAACGCTCATTTTGTATTACCGGAAAGGTACAAACGGGTTGTTAAGACCGGGGCGGCTACTTGCTTTCTCCGCAGCGATGCGGGAAGTGAAGTAGTTTTCCAGTTGCGTCGGATTCATCATGTCCACATTGGTCTTGCCAACAGCACTAGCGGACACCGACCAATCAGTAGGTTGCGGAAGTCCGAGATACTTGAGGCCATTGCCAATGTAGGAGGAAGTAGCTTGCACCGCCATGAATCGCGCCAGTTGCTCCGCAGCTACTTTGGGTGGAACTTCGCCAGTGATAACTCGCGATTCCACTTCCTGCAGCAGCAACTTCGGATTGTATCCTACGTTGAGAGTGGCGCCACGACTGCGATCTTTGGCGGCGGCGAGAACGGCATTAACGACACTACCCTTAGGATCCAATTTAGCAGCCGCCGCAGCTGCATCGAAATCAATGGCATACGGGTTCGCAGGAGACATACCGTCTTTCGGCACGCCGGGAACTGCGAAACTGGAATCGTCCTTGTAAACTTTCTCAAACGCCAGCGGAATTGCATCCTTCTCGTTGATAGGAGTTCCCGCTTGCGATGCTTGACGGCGGATATTGAGGGCTTCTTGTTGCACCCTAGTAATCACATTCCGAATAGCAGTAGCCATTCCAGGATTACTCTTGGAAGCTTCCGCGAGATTACCGTAAGTGTTGATAAGTGGGATGGATTCGGCGTAGGTGTTGCCGTAATTACCGCGGGCGAGAACACCCAGAAGCGTCTTGCGCTCCTTAGGATCCATGTTCTTCAGCGATTCAGGATCAACGGTATTACCGCCGCCAATCATCTTGAGACTGGCATTGATACCGAGAGCGAGAGCTTGATCGCGCTTACGTTCCGCTTCCTTATCTTTGATTTGGTCAATCTGGAGTTGCCGAAGAACCGCACGATCCTTGGCATTCTCGGCGCGCTCAGCACGATTGGCCGCACGTTCGGCATTAAGATCTTTCAGCCGCTCCATTTCCAGAACTGCTTGGAAGACATTATGTCCAACAGTCCAAGCATCCATCAAAGCTTTAGCATGGCCGGAAGCATTCTGCGCAGTAAGTTCGGAAGCGCGAGCCTGCGCCATTTGTACGGCAGCATTAGCATCCGCTTCTGCTTTCTGCCGCACCAACGCAGCATTCTTCATGGGAGTATCTTGAATCAACTTCCCTTCGATTGCTTGGCGCTTGGCGATTTCCTCGTTGGAGGAGTTTTCGATACGCGCGGCGTTATTGTACTGCGCCGTCAACGCTTGCAGTTTAGGTTGTGCGGCGAGGAAGGCAAAAGGATTCTGGAAGAAATTAATACTCTCGAGATCGGTGATTTGGGAGTCTAGAGCTTCGCGCCGCTGACGGGCTTCTGCATTCTTGCGAAGTTCGAAATTAAGCACGGAATCTGGATTGTCAATATCCATTCCAAGTGCTTGCATGATGTGGCGACGAATCTCGTCACCGGCAATTTCGTTCTCCGCGCCGGCACGAATACCGGCAGCTTGCGACTGCCCGTATTGCTCCAGTGCCGTATTAGCTTGCTTGACGGCAGTAGATCGCTCCTGGTCGGTACCAAGAATTGCCGCTTGTACTTCCGGCGCGAAACCGGCAAATTGACTCAACGAACCTGCAGGATCGAGAGACATAGTAGTAGGAGGATTGGTAGCCATAGGAGTAGCTCCAGTTTTAGTAACCCGTGCCAAGTCCCGTCGCGCAGCCGCCTCAGCGCCAGTATCTCCACGGCTTTGTGCGATAGCAATTTCCTTCCGCAGAACATCTGCAGAATCGCTATCGTAGCCAGTAAGTCCGGCGGTGAGACGATTGAATTCTTCGCGCCCGAGAAGTTCAGCCAAGATCGCGCCCCTTCTGATTAGCAGCACCGCCGCCAAACATGGCACTCATCATCTGCTGGAACATTTCAGGACGCTCGTTCATAAGTTTCAGCATAGGAACGCCGATGGTACGAACGGAGCGATTGTTAAGAACGAACTCCCCGTCGGTGAGATAGGCAGGAATAACATCCTTGCCAGCAGGACCGGAAACTTGACCGCCGGCTGCAAATCCGCCACCCTCCGCGCCAGCAGCAGCTGCATCGCCAACACCATCGGTACCGCCAGTACTGCTACTACCAACTCCACCGTCAACACCGCCGGAATCCAGCCCGCCGAGTCCTTGGGAACTAAGAGAATCGGGAGCATCATCGGGGCCAAGTCCCATGGTAACACCCATGCCGGCGAGGCCGCCACTATTAACTCCACCGATACCAATCGCAGATTCGTGGCCTTGAGCTTCCGTACCGCCAACACCGCTACCGCCACCACTAAGAGCGGAAACAAGAGCGTGAGCAACTTGGGAAGTAATTCCCGGGAAGCCTAGAGCGTTGAGTCCAATTCCGAGAGCAAGTCCGGGAATACCGCCAATCGCGGAAGCTGCAACACTGCCGATAGCGCCGATACCTCCGGCGCCAATTCCACTGCCTACCGGGCCGGAAGCAATACCTGCGTCGATACCAGTAGTACCAGCGGTTTCTTGATCTAGCGGCAGTTCGGAGTTATCGAATCGCCGAACTTTGCGGTTGACGGAACTACCACCACTAGATTGACCGGGAAGTAGGGAGGCTCCCGCCGGACCCGTAAGTGCGGATGCTCCGACAATGGCGTTAGCAATCCCGCGCACCGCATCCATGTTATCGTTGTACGTGACGCCACGAAGTTCTTCACCATTTGGACCTCTCACATTCTGAGTAGTATCGGCATGACGAATCGGCTCTACGAAACCACCATCCGCATAACCCTTCGCTTTCATTCCCGGTGGATACTTCTTGGAAACCAAGCCACCTTTGTTGAACTCAAAGAAGGAAGCTACGTCATCGAACAGGCTGGTATCTACGTCACCGAAAACGGGGGCAGCATCGCTGAAGGAACTACCGAGGTCGCTAACAGCGGAACCTGCAGAACTGATAGCATCGCTACCGCCGAAGTCGAAGAAGCTACCGAGGTCCGCGCCCGTAATACTTCCAAGATCCGCGGCATCACTAGGACTCGGGCCCATGTCGAAGAAGTTACCAAGATCGGCGCCGGTAGAAGTTCCGAGATTCACCGGATTAGAACCCATGAAATCGCCAAGTCCCAGCTTATCCATCAGCGGGCCGCCAAGTTTCTTCAACTTATCAGCATTCGCCAGCGCGAAGGGTGCAAGTTGCAGCGGCGAGAGTCGAGGTTTCTTAACAGCCGACTGATTAACCGTGCGGGTGTTTTCAGCAAGACGGCTACCAGTTTGCGATGCAGCTTCCTGATTCTGGCGCAACTGCAACGCGCCCTCGCGCGCAAGTTTCCCCATCATGTCTTGCATAGCAAGTTGGAGAGCGGAGTTGCTATCTACCCTCGCGCCGGCCGCTTGCGCATAGGTAGTTGCAAGTCCGGGAACTTGCTCGAGACCCTGCTGGAAGATTGCTTGCAGCAATGCCGCCGCACCTTGCGGAGTAGTTCCAGCAAGCTGCGTATTAAAGAGATCCGTCAGCCCATTAATGGCAGCGGGAGCCGCAGAGGTAGTGGAAGTCTGCGATTCTTTCGAGCCACCAAGTTGCATGATGGCATTGAGAACATCGCCAGTAGGATTGCTGTAAGTGCGCAGTGGTACGTCGGCCATAGACGAACTCCTAGGATTTCGGGTAGTGTAAAATGGGAGTGGCTAGTTTGCACCAGTGGAATCTTTTGCTCGCCGATTCCACGGTTTCCAGCCACCAATACGAACACCGAGATACATTAGTTGTGCGCGCCATGCAGGTTCGCCACAAACAAGAATTGCTTCCTTAAGGATAGCATCACAGATACTCCGAGAGAATGGCTGCGTTGTATACAGGTAATCATGCACCACCGCAGCTTTGTGGGAAGTATTTCCAGTTAGGAGAAATGCCAGCGGGATGCGAGGAACACTAGCGAAATCGGTGACGAAGTTCACAGGAACTTGAATCACTTGGTTGACAAGATCGCTGGCGTAAAGGAGGGGCGCGAGGAGTTTCCACTCGTTAGAGGTACCAACTTCCTCGACTTCCAGTTCCGTAATAAACCTGCTCACGTCATTTGCTCCCGTCGGCGTATTGCCACACGCCAGTTTCCATTTGCTTAGACATACGCTTCGCTCGTTTGGGAGTATCGTAAATCGCCCACTTGGAAGCGAGCATATACATTGCGGCGCGCCAGTAATTACCTAGCCGCACCTGCTCCAGTGTCCTCGAGAATCCCAGCAGTCCTTCAACTCCCAGCTGGAATGCCATATTAATTAGCACTCCTTTCCGCACATCATCGAGGTCTTGGAACCATGGGAGTTTGCGAGTAAGTTGCTCAATACGATCATCGATATCGTTATTGAGAAGATACTCGATTTCGTCTTCCCGTAAACCGGAACCCGGGAAGCGATCGTCTACAAGTCTACCAATAGCAATGGTGTAGTAGCCCTTACTATCCTTGTAAACAAACTTCCGCTTATCTTCATCTAGCGTCAGTTGCTTCTTGAGTTCCTGTTTCATGATGACCCCTCTTAAACCTACGCGGTTACGGCTTTAAACACTACGAAGCGAAGAACAATACCTTCCGAGAGAGAACCTGCGCTGATGTTGGTAACGGTGATAGTGGCGCTACCGCCGGCGGGAGTCACGGTGTTAACAACATACGCGCCCGACGTACCGCCGGAATTGTGCTGCACCATCACATAGTCGTTTGCTTGGATGGTGGAATTGGTAAGGACGAAAGAAACACTGGTTGCAGCCGCCAGTGCTGCAGCGTTCATTGTAATGAGGCCGCAGAGTTTATTAAGCGTGACGCCTTGGGATTTACTGGTAGTTTGTGCTACCGTACCGCCAGCGCCGGTGGTGTACCCCATACCTGTGCCGCTGGTGATAATAGCGGCGGTGCAGGTGAGACTGGTTCCAGTAGCTGCTCCAATGTTGCCACCAGCAAATAGCAACGCACCGGCACCACTTTCATCCGTTAGTGCGGCGCGAAGGTTGGCGGAGGATGGAGTTGCTAGCCACGTCTGGACATTAGCATCAACAGCATTACCGTTTATCTTGGTAACAGCGAGCGCGCCGGCACTACTAAGCGTACCATCGCCACTCATGGAGACGGGCGCGTAAGCAGTTCCGCCGGCGTTACCTACAAGAATCTGGCCAGCAGTTGGAACGGTATTTGGAACAATTGCAGCTTTCGTCTGCGCATCATTCGTGACGTTTCCAAGTCCTACGTCAGTGGCGTTGTAGGTTAGGAACGTCTTGACGTTGGCGGCGGTAAGTTCTTCTATCGAACCGGCACCAGCGGTAACACGCCCGAGAATCCGGGAAGTAGCTGAGATATCCTGGATCTTGGCATACGTGACTGCTTTAGCAGCAATAGTGGTGACGATAGGATTGGCTACCGCGCCGGCAACATCGCCGGTAAGAGCTTGATCGCCCGTGTTACTTCCAGCCAATGTGAGGCCAGAATCTTTAATTACCTTGCCCGTCGCACCGTTGAAGACTACGACGTGGTTGTCCACCGCGCCGGCGGGACCAGTAACATCCCCGGGAGTACCAACTCCACCTGCGTTGATTGGGAACGACGGCATCACAAACAGCACGTTTGCTGTAATTGCGAAACCTACAATCTGGACGAGGTTGCCGACGGCGGCGGGAGGAGTATTGGTAATCAATCCATCGGTAGTGGAGAGATAGTAGAACGCTCCAGTTGTCAATCCACCAATGGAGGTAACATAGCAGACTGGAAGTGCAATCTCAATTGTGTCTCCAATCGCACACGTTCCAGTAGTGTTGTTGAATCCGTGGGCTGGTTTGGTGTTGGTAGTTGCGTTGGCAGCTTGTGCTTTAAGCTCCCCGCCGGAGAGCACGAGGTTGACGGCGTGTCCGTAATCAAGGGCGGCGAGAGCTTTGCAGTACACTCGTCGCTTGTACGGTCCTGCAGTGTAGGCGATTTGATCTGGCGATTGGTAAATGTCATACGTCGTCTCGAATCCACCGTACTGCCCGATTTGATCGGCGAGAGTACGAATTGCGTTGTAGATATCCCGAAGATCCGATTCCATCCGAGGATCGGCGTCAATCGGGAATTGCGGAAGGCCGGGAGTAAAGAATGGGACGCGGATGTTTGCTACCATTACATCCTCCCACCTTTGGAGAACGTCAAGATGGCAGTAGCAAGATTGAATTGGCCCTTGATGATGTACGAGAGATTCTCGCCCTCGATTTGCTTCTGGTAGTGGCGGTAGTTATCGCTGCTCTCATACAGCGTCATCTGGATCGCTTGTCCGAGAGTGGTGCCGTTGTAGTTGGTAACTACATGAACCGTCGGCGCTTGATTGGAATCGAGAACTTCCAATTCCAGTTCCTGCGAGCACAGTTGATTCCCCCGGGAAAGTTGGTACCTTCCGAGAATCACGACGGAAGTAGTGGTGGAGATAATCCGCTCGTCGATTACCAGTTGATCGACACTGCCATCAGTTTTAAGAACAAACAGGGCGTCAAATGGGGAAACCAGAATCGGGGAAGTTTCCGCCGATTGGAACATATCGTAGTGATCTACTTTCAACTTGCCCCAACGACGAAGGGTAATGTCGTAAATGAGGACGTAATTGAAAGGGCCGGCGGCTGCAGTAGTTCCGTAGGAGACGCACAAGAATCTCCCGCCGAGGAACGCTACTTTGATGTAGATACCTGCGACGCGGGAGATGGAAAGCAGGTTAGTCGTGGAGTCGAAAGTCTCCAGGATCTTGGAGGAAATGAACTCCGTCAGGATCGGATGCAGGTTCTCCGCTTCCTTGAGAGTCTGCTGCTGCATCCCGTAGGAGGAGAAGATGTAGGCAACACCTGCGGAAGTATCACGGGCGAGATAGTTCCAAGAGAGAAGGCCACCGGAGTTGCGAACTTCCCGGAAGATCCACGGAGCAGCAGCGTTCTGGGTGTAGACGGAAGCTACAGTATTCTCGGTGCAATGAATCAGGAAGCCGCCACTGATTTGCGTCAGTGCGATAGCAACACCGCGAACGTCAATGGGAATCTGGCTACCTGCACCACTGCCGGCGACAATGGTGAAGTCGATGGGATTAGTAAGCGATGACCACTTGATGGCAGTGCCGGACAGGGCGATCAGGTAGTTGCCGGAGTTGCAGATCGCCTTGATGGTACTACCGGTAACACCGAGGAACGTGGCGGTAATATCGGTGAATGTGGCGCCATCCCACTTAAGGATGATACCAGTGGAGGTCCCCGGTTTCCAGTAGCAAATGAAAGTGAAGCCCCCTACGTAGGCAGCAGAAACCTTGTACTCCACAGCAATTGGCGCGCCGGCGAGAGGATTCGTGGAAACCCACGGAGTTCCCAACGCCGGAGTTACATAATTCATCCCCTGCGACGGGGAGAAATACCATGTGTCAGTATCAGTACGGAGAATCAGTACGTCGTCAGGAACTCCCGCGCCGGGGAATGCAGCTTGCACATTGGAGAATGCAACGCTGCGAATCCCTTCGGTGGAGGGCAGAACATTCTCACAATAAAGAACTTGTGGAATGTTCTGCGGGTTGTTATCTAGGAAGTTCTGAGGATTACTGGTTGGATCTCGTAACCGCCCATCCATCGTCCCGATAATCACGGAACGAGGTTGGAAGCGAGTTACGAATGGAAAGGTGCTGGCGTTTAACGCCGCCGTGAGCGTATATTGGGCCATTACTTTTCCTTGGCGGGCACCCGTAGAACTTTCGAAAGTTCATGTACTTCGGCGCGTAGTTCCTCTATCTGCTTCTCAACTCGCACAGATCGCTCCGATGCCAGTTGTTCCAGAATAGTGATGCGTTTATCCAGCGAGGCATACGCCAACGCGCCGGACACCAGAATTGTCCCCGCAGTAATCAACGTGTTGATGTTGATACTTCCCTCGAGCCTCATGGTGGTACTACCTTTCTAGTGAAGGATTGAAACCTACAGAAGATCCACGACTACGTCGGTAGTGACTGGCGCGCCGGCATTCGTAATACCGAGAGTATTTTCCGGTGCGGCCATCTGCGACTTAAGTTCCGTATACGCCTGTTCCCAGATATTCTGAGCAACATCGGGAACGAATTCAATTTGCCGTTCCCACATGTAGCCCTTACGAGCCTCGAAAGCAGCTTCGGAAATATACCCGCGAAACAGCACGGAGCACTTGCTACCGTGATTGTTGAGCGCGTCGATATTGTTAATCCGAATGTACAGCTCTCGAGTTTCCCCAAAGTCCGTGTCGACAACCATTTGGATAGCCATGATATTCCCCTTCCTTTCACTTGATTACGGATCGATTGCACCAAATTGTTTGAAGACTGCAGTACTGCCAGCAGTTCCGCCAGTAGTACAACTCCAACCCATCTTACCTGCAGCAGCAGGAATGGAAGACCAGATAATGTCGCCGCGGAGGTATTCCCCGGTGGTAGGCGCGACAGTAGAAAGCCCTCGATACTTCATCTCACTCTTAGTACCGAAGAAGTGAGTACCGATACCAATTTGCCCAAAACCAGCAGACGGCGCGTCGGAGTTGTTTCGCGCGTACCCGTTGGCTACTGTGGCATTGGAATCATAGAAGTTCTGATGCTCGCCAACTCCAGCTTTCTGGAGTACGATGCTACCTACGCGTCGGTTCCACCGCCAGAAGCTGTTGCTCCCGGTATTGGCGGTACTATCCTCCATGGAGATAGCGTAGCCGCTAGTGCGGGGAGTATCCGTCGCGCCGGTGTTCTGGATACCGATAATCAGGAAGCCGGTTTCCATTGCCGGGAACAGCTTGACGCCGCTACCGGAACCGCCAGCTTGAATGAAGCGGAAACCCGAAGTAGAATCAATACCGCCAGCGAGAGCGCCACCAACAACCAACGTAGCAGTTGCGAAGGTACTAGGACCGAAACCTGCTTCGGAGTAGCAATTCAGGAAAACCGACGACGCGTTAACGTTATCAGTTTTGTAATCCCCAGAGAAGTTGCTGTTTGCATGGCAAGCGACCCACGTATTCCCCAGGAAGGAGGAATCGAAGATGCCATACAGACCGTTCTGCACCACGTTAACGTTATAACCGGAGCCGGCGTTAACGTCAGCAAGATCCACGAATACGCCGTTAAGCGCACTACGTTGAATAGTGACGCCTTCCAACCGGAACAAGTTGTCGTTACCAAGCGCAGGATCTGCGGCGGGAGCGGTAGCGGATGCTACGATATTAATCCCGTTACCTTCAAATCCGAACAAGAAGCAGTTACGGATAAGACACATGCCGCGCATGCGAATACCGTGAGCTTCTACGTTACCAGCGCCAGGATTAACGGGGTGGCCAAGCGGGAAGAAAGCAGTAGGTCCAGATTGCGGCGTATCTGCAATTAACCGAAGACCTTCAACAACGGAACCTGCGGACGAGAAGGTGGGATCCGGATAGGAACCGGAACCCGTAATACCGGCAAGACCGTTGGTATTGAAGGAGTTGGTGATAATGCCGCCGACACCGGCAGGGAAACTCAGCTCAGAACCGCCATCGTTACTGGCAACAGCGCCAGTAGTACCGAGGAGTTTCGTCTGCCGGGTGATGTTGATCGTGGAGTTAACACGATAGCGGCCGGCGGGAAAGTACACTTCCGAACCGGAGAAGAAGAAGTTCGCGCCGGTGTACGCCGAGTTGATTGCATTCATGATGGCATCATGGCAATCGAACGTGGAGTTACGACCAATGATGGCCGCATGTTCCGCTTTAGGAATGAACCACAGAATTGAAACAGGACCGGCGTAGTGTCGTTTCCAGCGTCGATTCACGGCATCGACGATGATAGTGCCACCGTTATCTGCGCTGGTAGTATCCGTCGGATCCACCGAGAACATGCCAGCCATGCCGCGATTGCCATTGAGGTAGCAATTCGTGATTTGCGTCGCAGCTACTTGCCGGAGATCCGCATAATCGGGAAGCAGTAGCGGCAGGTTGGCATTGTAGTACCACATCGCCGGCCAAAGATGGTCCGGAAAGATAGCACCACCGGGAGTAGGACCAGCAACACCGAAGGACATTTCAAGTTCTCCTATTGATTACGCAGATCCAGATGCGCGAATACCGATGGCGCGGAGTTGATCGCAAAGCGTCATGCCCGGCGCGCGATTCGCAGGATCGGGATCGAATCCAACTTCACGATTAAGCGATCGTGCTTCCTCTTGTTTGCCAAGAAGGTTAAAGAGATACGCTAGCGAACCTTGAATCAGCAGATCCGGCAGTTCATCCTTGATCCAGGAATTGTAACCAGCAACAGTTACATCAGGATTTTGCCAGTAGCCGATCCGCGCGCCGGCACTCGGCCATGCAAAGTTGACATTGCAATTCACCCCACTCATGTACCAAGCATCTTGCTTGAAGTACCCGAAGTTGTCGATAACATTGGAAGGTTCAACTTCCTCGAGTATATTACCGAGAGAGCCAGTACCGGGATCGTAGTACTGGATGTAATTTACTTGTCGGAAGCGCGTGAGGGAGGACGACACGTCGATAGTGACGTTCTGGGAAGACGCGAAAGTAGCGTTAGCTTCGACGTGATCGCGCCAGAAGAAATCGAGTCGGTGGGCGCGCAGTGTAACCTGCCGCAACGCCACAGCGATCTTATCGTCAATATCCCCGCGCTTGGAAAGCAGCTTGATTTCCGCGATCAGGTCATTGTAGGTCATAGTATTGGAAGCTCCTATCTATAGAAAGAAAAAAGCCCGTACAGCATTTCTGCAAGTACGGGCAACCCTTTCACAGGGGAGGAGGACAAGCAACTGGTACTATTTCTGCTTCGCCGTCTGCGTCAGAGCAGCAATACGCGCCGCAGCTTCGTCAGCGGAGGACGGAGCTTTCATTTGTTCTGCAGCTTGCGTGAGGTTAGCAGCAATGGGATCGACAGCGGTAGTTCCGGACATGGAGCTTTGCATGCCAACAACTGCGCGCCCGCCACTAGCAGGAGCAACTTGCACCGGAGTCGGTTGCACATGCTGCACTTGCACCGGCATGATGGGAGTATTGGGATCGAATTGCTGGCCGTGGACCGCCGCGTGGGCGCGAGCAGTTTGCATCACGGAATTAGCAAGTTCTTGTTGCAGTTCCCGCTGGATAGCTGCATCTACTTCGCTTTCCGGGAGCGTGTAGATGAAAGTACCGGGAACGTCGGCGACCATGTCGAGTTGATCTTGTTCGCGCTTATCATCAGTGATATACCGATGGTTAGCGAAGGATACCGATTTGACTGCTGAACCGCCAAGGTCGAAGTGGAACTTAGCGTAGTTGAAATGGTGGAAGTAGACCTTCGGGTCAACTTTGTGCTGAGAGGGAGTACGAGCGGCATCGGCAAGTTTGCGCGCATATTCGTTGGTGGAGATATTCATCGACATGATGGACTTTCGAGAGAAATGGTTGGGAGAATTGTTGGGATTGGGAAAAAGGGGAAGGAGCCCTGCGTGCCACAGAAACCCCTTCCCAACTTCCTCTCGCCAGGAAAATTAACCGGCAGCGCCAGCCGTGAAGTTCAGCAGAACAGCGTTAGCTGCCGGGTTCTTCACGAGGTTGGTAAGTTCGCTGGTGAGCGTACCGCCAACCGCATCGACGCCGTTATCCACCGGAGTACCAGAAGTACCGTATTCCTGCGACGACGTCTTGCGGCCAGCCATGTAGGCAAGACCGAAAGTGGCAACGTCGACAGCAATCGCCATCTTGGCCCACGTGCTGGAGTTACCATAAGCATTGAACAGCGGGTGTTCGATGATCTGGAAAGAACCGCGCGGGATCTTGATGGTATCGTACTGCAGGCCCCAAGTGGTTTCTTGTTGCTGCACGTAGTAGGTAGCATTGAGACGGGCAATCGCGTGAATAACCCGACGAGCAACACCGCCACAGAACAGAATCCGCTGGTTCGGATTCATAGGATCGGTATTCTGTTGGAACACCGGATCCAGAGCAGCTTCCAGCTGCGTGTAGTTGGTAGTAGCACCAAGCGTGGTGATGTTACCACTGGCGTTGGTTTGCACAGTGTTGATAAGACCATCCATCGTGGAGATGGGTTGGCCGTTACGCGTACCGAGGAACTTCTGACCGAAGATCAGGCCCTTCTCGATATCAACAGCGTGGAAACCAGCGCATTCCTGCCGCGATTCCGCAACGTTGCTACCGCCGGCGATAACCTGCGTAGCTTGCAGAGTACCAGTCAGCGCCCAAGAGTTGCGGAAAATCTGGGTGTAGTTGACGATACGAACAGCAGCGATGCTCAGAGCTTGCGGGCGCAGAGAGCCTTGTTCGTACGCGTTACCAACCATCCAGCAGCTGGTAGCGTTGTTGATAACAGCCGCAGCAATGGTGCCGAAAGCACGCTGAACTTGCAGCTGGGTCGGGCCGAGAACAGCAACCACCAGCATGTTCTCGTTCGTGGTATCAGCACGAATCACCATGCCGGGAAGCATGTTGGCCGTGGAAACAACGTTAAGAACAGCATCAGCCGCAGCCGCTTGCGCCGACAGAACCACGGACGGGAAGACCATGGTTTTAGCGAAGTAACCATGCTCAATTTGCATGGCCGTATCTTCTTTCAGCAGCGCGGAGATACCAAACAGCGGCGCGCCGCCATTAGGCATCAGGCGAGTAATCGCCGCAGCAAAAGACTTCTTTGCCAGATCCGCAGGAAGCTGCGAAGTATTCCAAGTACCGACGGGCATTTCCGTTCCCCTTTCGTAAATTAGGTGGATTAGTTACCAGCGGTACGAAGACCGCGCATTTCGATGTTCGGCGTGAAAGTCACAGCCACGTTGTCAGCAGTCGCGGTGGAGTTCACCGAAAGCGTCACAGTACCAGCGGACAGGTTGATCGCGGAGACAACCGCGCTCGCGCCGATACCGGTGCCAGTAACCAGCATGCCAATGCCGATATTCTGAATATCAGCGATGGACATGTTGGTAAGTTTCGGATCGGCGTTAGTGGTGGAAGCCACTGCGACACGAGTACGCTTGTTATCCGAGAGCAGCGTCAGCAGATACTCGCGAGTACTGGAAGCGGCGACGCCAGTGGTACCAGCGAAGGTAATACCCGCACCGGCAACGAGGGTGTTAGCAAACGCCACACTGGAAGTAACCAGCAGCGGGAAGCTATCACCACGAACCAGATCCGGCACAGCTGCCAGAATTTGATCCGCCGACGGCGTGGTATCACCGTAACCAGCACCAGGACCGGAACGATCAATCCAGCCAGCGAGCACGTAGGCAACCGGCCAAGTAACGTTTCCGTTAGTAGCATCAGAGATGCGACGAACGCCAGAAAGGGTGCGAACGCCCGCAGGCATCCGACCTTCTTGGCCACTTTGAACAACTTGCGGGCGCGAAAGCATTTCAATTTCCTTTCAAAGTTTCGCAGAATGGAACTTAATTACCTCCAAGAAGCTGCATCCAGTCAACATCGGAACTACCAGTTCCATTGTTGGGAGTGTTCTTCTTGTTGTTCGCCGAATTGACATTGTTAATGTCGGTCGCCATAGCGATGACATAATTTTCTGCCATTTCGACAACACGGTCGGGAGTAAGGTGGGGATTGGTTCTCGCGATGTTTTGTTTCAGCGCGTCGACCATTGGCTGTGCAGCCGGGTGAGAAAGTGCAGGATGCTTAGGAGCTGCGTTCTGCACTTGGAAATTGCGGATCCTATCAGGTAGTGCCTGTTCGAATCGCTGGTTATTCTTTCCGATTGCGGTTTCCACAACTCCTGCGTTCACCTGCATTGCCTGGAGGAAAGCACTTTGAGCCGTTGCATTAAGGACTTCCATGAATGCTTGCGGATCTTGTCCGCTCATGGCTTTCTGCAATTGCTCTTGGGAGATGCTACCAAGAAAATTCATCTTGCTAGCAGCTTCCCGAAGCTTCTCCGGATTTACTGCAAGAACAGAGCCTTGCATTGGATCGGCAGGGAGAGTGGGATTACCTTTATCGTCAGTGGGGATTCTAAAGAGATCCTTAAATTGGTCGAGCGAGGAACCTCCTTGACCTTTAGTAGGATCTGCGTTGTTGTTGGGGTCGGTACCAGGCTCGTTGTTGCCAGTCTGGTTATTAGGATTGTTGGGATCCAGAGTGTTATTCTTCTGGTCCAGTTGCGTACGGGACGGGAAGTTGGGATTACCAGTTTGCTGCGCGCCACCCTGATTGGGATTCGGCATTTGCACGCCGCCCGTACTCGCATTGCTGCGACCAAAAGGAAGCCAGTTCATGAAACCACCACTGCCGGCGGGAGAGTTCATTTGTTACACTCCAGAAGTTTGTTGAGAAAGATCAAGCGGAATGGGCTCAGGATTGAGGGCACTTTGAATCAGTGCTTCAAGAAGATCGAGCTGCCCTTTCCAATAAGCTCGAACTCGTTGATTCTTACCATCGCTTTCCGGATCTTCGAATTCCTGCATAGCAAGTTGACGAAAGATACCGACGCGATGATTCTGGAGATAGGCGATAGAGAGTTCCTTATGTTGGAACTGCATCGCCATCGATTTCTCTTGCGGCGTGAACTCTGTTTCCAGTAGTTCACTACCGAGGAACATTTGTGCCATTACTTAGCTCCTGGGGCGGTAGGTTGAGAGGGCTGCATCATTGCTTGTTGTGCTTGCGCATTTTGTTGTGTCGCTTGTGCGTTACTGGCGTTCTTATCCGCCGTGGGTTGCGAAGCATCCGCGTGCGCTTGTTGTGCTTGCAGAAATTGCTGCTGTTGTTCCGGAGAACGTTGAAACTTCTGGATAATATCCCCAGCACCTTGCGTCTTCCACGTATACAGCAGCATTCCAACGATATCGTATTGCGCGTTAATCGCGGGAACGGCCATACCAAGTTGCGCAATTTGGGAAAGCACGTCCAGAGATACCAACTTCTCGCTGGGAGTCTGACCGTCCGTAAGTTTGAATTGCAGGACCGCCTTGCGAAGCTCCTGCGGATTGATCTTCACATTTTGTTGGGAACCGAAATTATAAAGTTCTGCGGGCCCTTGGTATTGCAAGATATTCATCTTGACAATCTCCTTGAGCGGCGCGAACCATGAATCCTCGAGGGTAATTGCCAGCAACCGGGGATGCCAGTCGCTCTTATTCATTACCGTCTCAAATTCAAATTTCGTCTTGTTGCCCTTCTGGAACTGTCCTTGTTGGACATTATTAGTACCGTTCGCAGTTTGTGCCATTTGCTGCACTTGCTGCGCCATCTGGAGAATACCAACTACGGAGTCGTCTCGGTAGTTGCTTGCATACACAGCATCTTGAACTGGCTTGCCGTACGCGCCCGGTTTAACCGGAATTCGTGCAACGCTGGAGGCTTTGTCAATTTCAGTTTTAGAGATTCGGGAAGGATCGTAGAACAGTCGATCAAATACCAGTCGCCGCTTGGATTCGATGCCAGAAGCCCACAGTGACGACGCCATTTCCTGGTAGGGAGTGACGTTATCACCAAAACTCTTGGCTTGATATCCAAGTCCATCATCAAACGGCTGTCCAACAACAATCGGCAAGAAGTTATGAGCATTGGTCATCCTCCTGCAATGGACAATCCACTGTTGATTTACGACGATAAGTTTGAAGATTTGAGGGGTGTTTCGCGCCGGCAGATTAAGGTTGAAGTCATTCGGAAGTACGCGAACGTAGAGAACTGCTACCTCATAGAGGTCCTTGTACTCCATACTCCCGTTGTTCGAAATTCCTGCCAGCCAGGAAGTCCAGTTGGTACCGTTGGAGGAAGTAGGAGAAATGAGGGCGCAGGGGTTAATGAGGGGAATGTAGTATTGCCCCATTGCACCGTTGCCGACAGTGTACGTATTGCAGGAGCTTTGGAAAGCCTGCGTCACGTTCATGCTATTGCCAGGACCGAGGTCGATGATAAGTTGCTTCAACCTCGTGCGGGGGTACAGTTCAACGTAACCGGCGAACTCCCCATTGGTATGAACTTGGTTCGGAGGAACACGAGTATCGAGGATGATGTTATACAGATCCAGGCGCTTTGCGAAATTTCCGGAGTACATCTCCTCCGCAGCAACGCCACCTTTTTCCAGCGCTTTCGTGGGATCATTGATAATGGAGAAAACCTTCTTAGTTTCCCATGCTTTCTCCATTGCCATGATGTTGTACTTAAGACCATCACGGAAGCACTTGACGTATTCTGCGCGCCAACCAAATCGGCGGGAGTTATCACTAATCACTGTCTCCATTTGACTGCCAGCATCAACTTGCTCCGGCGGGGAGACAACTCCAAAGAACGGTTCACCGGTGCAGAATACTTCTGTGAGATAACCCACAGTAGCTTCCACTTGCGGCTGCACAACGGGAACAGTAGGATTCTGAAGTTTCTTCGCGTCACCGAAGTAATTGGCCCAGCGAGCTTGCAGTTGCTCTTTAGTCCAATCAGTTTCCCGATAGTAGACGCGATCACGCCACTCGAGGCCGGCGCGAAGGTTAAGATCATTACCTCCGAGGAAGCGATAGACGTTAGTCACCATTTTCAGCATGTCATCATGCTGCTTTTGGGACAATTTGATGGGAGTATCTTGTTGCATGTGACGTCCTTAGAAGGGCAGTTGCAAATCTTCGGTATGGCTGGCACTCACGCCAGAGGATTCGATGGAAATATCCATAACTCGCGAGAGGTTGCCAGCATGTTCCAGCATAATTTGGTGCGTGTAACCAGGAAGATCGAGAACGTCATCGACGTTATCCGTTTTCAGCGGGTTCCAGTGCTGGGCTTGGTGGACAAAAACACTACGAACGCTGCGATGAACAAGAATTTCCGCATCGTCGGGATTTTCCTTGGCCATTGTTTTGAGAGTGTTGTAGATACGGGAGTTTTTAGCGGACCGTCCGGGATAGATTTCCAGAATGGTGAGTCCTTCGATTCCCAGTAGCTTAGCGAAGTAATCAAGCCAGTACGCGAGCGTTGCCTGGTAGGCCACACTTTCAACAAAAATCGTTCGAATTCCGAATTTAAAACACAGTTTGAAGGTTTCTTCGATTGTTTTCCTGGGATCGAACTTGCCATAGGAAAGCTCCCGAAACATTGGCTTGTCGTGAACTAGGAAAGCACCAATCGCAACGTCGTCGCTTTTCTTCTTGCCAGCAGAAGGGTCGATAATTACCCAGCCGCCAACAGCTCCGTCATCTGTGAGGTAATCGGGGGCGTTTTGAATCAACGTAATGTCAACACCGTGCTTCGCGCCGGCGTTTTCATCATTCATTACCTCGGCGAGGAAGATTTCCGGATGCCCTAATTCCGTGTCACTTTCGTATTCCGCGAGTAGAACATCCACAGGCTTGAGTTCTGGCCAGATAGACTCGCCATCTTCAAGAATAGCGGCCGTGATAAATGACAGCCACGAACTTGCGTTCTTAAGTTTCTTAAGAATACTCCCCGGGTAGGGATACATGTTGCCGACGAAAACATACAGGCACCTTTCAGGATCATTTGTTTTCATCAGCGTACCCATCATCCACGAGAGAGATCGGATACTTTCAACAGCGGATTCCGCTTGTTCTTTCGATTGCATGTCGTCCATGATAATGAAATCAGGACGAACGAATTTGATGTTAAGGCCGCGAGGGGAACTGCCCGCGCCGATGGCGGCGAGAATAATGGAGCGTCCCCGGAAATGGAACTTCTTTAGGTGCAGCGTTTCTTTCTCAACTGCCAGTCTCCAATTGCCGAAGATGCTCCGGATGTTCGGGGAGTCCAGAACGTCGATTACGTCGGCGATGAAGTTCTCCGCCAGTTGTTCCGTGTTGCAAACTACTAGAATGAACTTCCGATTCGTAAATAGAATCGTGTAGACGACGATAAGTTTCAGGAAGATGGTCTTCCCGAATCCACGCGGCAAGCCGATCGCAAGCCTCTGCATTCCTTTCTCGATAGAGAGATTTGCGGTTATCCATTGCCACAGTGCCCTAAAGATTTTGGGAAAGAGATACTTGAAGATTTCCGGCACGCAGAGCATAGCAAGAAAGTTGAGGTCGGTTCGCGCCGCCTCAATTGCTTCTTCTCTGCTAACGCCGGCTTCTACAAGAGACATGAGTTACAGAATCTCGAACTTGTTGACGGTGAACGTCGCGGCGCCAGTAGCAAAAACGCCGTGGCCCAGACCAGTGCAACCGCCAAGTACGAAACCAACAACATCGGGAGTGCTGCGCGCCGCCGCGAACGCTGCTGGATTATTACTGGAGGAGGAAGTGGAAATAGCAGTCCAATTCCCGGAGAGCGGAGCTTCTACGACATACGTTCCTGGAAGCAGTGGAATCTTCTGGGAGAATTTCGCATACCAACGGTAGGACTCAAAAGCTCCCGCGCCAGACCAATTATCTCCTTGCCGCTGGAAGTACAATGTCAGGGTAGCAGGAGAACCAGGGCAATTAGGAGATTGGAGAGTAACTCCAGGATCTGCGGTAATCGTGTACGTGAGACGGAGAAGTGTCTTGTCGCTGAGAACCGGAGACGATTGCGTGACATAATTTACGCTCCCGCCGGCGGTAGGGAATTTGAAAGAGAATTCCCCGTTACCGGTAACTACTGTGTAACCACTGGAGAAATTGGAACCGTTGATAACCGGGCCGATATCCCACTGGTCGACTGGAATAACAACAGCAACCGGGGAAGTATGAGCATCCGCAGGAGTAGAACTACCGCCACCACCGCAAGCGGCGAGTAGCGCCAGGACTCCAAATACAATATTCCGCTTCCTCATTTTACATACCTCCGTGCATTCGTTCGGTGTTTGCAGTTCGGCCCGTTGCGTTCCCACTTATCTTTTGCTTTCCCTTCCGCGATGGTTTGCCATTGCATATTGGAAGGGGCATCACGACCGCCGCAATCGAGGGAAATAATGTGGTCGATTACATATCCCGGGCAAGGGAGTTTGTACTTGTGAGTAGCAGGGCAAGCGTGGGTAGCAGCAAAAGTGCTACGCGCCGAACTGGAGCGAATGGTGGAATGCGCGGGAAGTGCGATGAGCGCAACTACCAAAATTGCAACTTTGGAGATCACGGCATCAATCCCAGAGCATTACGAATTTCAGGAGCTACGGAACCTTGCGGCATCGTATTTTTGTAATCCGGCCCCCGTTTGGCGCGAAGTTGATCGTCTTCCTTCTCATTAAGATCTTGCGGAAACAACGCAAGTTGCAGCAACATCAACAGCGGGTTAGCAGAACGTGCCGCGCCAGTAGCAGGCGGTCGCGGAGTACGAGGAGGAGCTTGCGGAGGAGTTCTGCCGGGTACGGAGTTAGGAGCATTGAGCGCCTGTGCGGCGCGAAGAATCTCAATTTCCGATTGCCGCGCCATATGCTGACGAACAAGGTCTTGAACAGGAACTTGCTCGTAGAAATAGGAGGCTGGAAGATCCGGACGCGTGGTAATTTCAGGAATTGGGACATTCGCGAGGGCGCGCGACATGCGGGGATTCGGCGGTTGCGTACCACTACGCGTGTAATCTGGGAGATTACTAAGAATTTGTTGCGAGAAATCCTGCTGCATCAACGCATCTTGCAGCAACTCTGTGAATCTTGCGAACTCTCCAGCATTACCGTTGCCGATTGGCCCCATGACTTCTCCTTAAATTACCTTCTGCACCGGAACTGCTTCGTCAGCAAAACCGATGCGTTCGAGAATGGACTCCACTTTCTTGCGTTCCGTGAGGACAGCAGTAGGAGTTACCGGCGCGCCAAGCTGCGGCATGGGAACTTCGATAACTCCACGATTCTGACGTTCCAGCACCCGTTCCTTGCGGAGATCCTCGAGATGTTTAGTCGGGAGCGCGGAAGTACTTCTGCCATCAACTTCCACAACTTGCGATTGTGCGTTCATGCTGAAGTGAACTTGCGCAGATTGTGGGAGTACCACGTTGACGACG